GGAATCCTCTTTGTGCCATCGAGATTCTCGCCAGGCTCATAAAACGTCACAGCATTGATTGCCCTAACCGCATCGTGCTCAAACTCTTCTGGACCGCGATAGCTGCTGGTGAACCATACCGGGATCGTTGCCTTAAAGGTCTTGTGATCGGCGCTCATCGCTTCACCATCCGCACAATCTCGATCAGCGCACGGGCGAACGGCGCTAGGCACAGCAGCACGACAGCGCCGACGAACAAGACCGCAAGCCAGCCATCGGAAACATAGCCGAGCCATCGCGGGCGCGGTGCTGGATCGTCGAATGCTCTGTTCGCAGCCTCGCGGTTTGCAAGGATGTCTTCATCGGTCGAGCGATATGCCACTGGATCAGTGACGATCTGCGCGAAGCGGCGTTGTTCTTCTGCGGTGGTGCTCATGCAGTTTCCTTTGTGGCTTTGGCAAGGACTTCGCGAGCCTTTACAACGTCGTTTCTCTCAATGCTGGCATAACCGTTGAAATACGAAAGGTCGCGATCAACGAGCAAACGAAGCGCCGCGATTAGCTCTGCGTTAATGGCTGCCAAGCGCTCAATTTGAGCGACTTGTTCAGTGCTCATGACGACAACCCCACAGCAAACACGATGCCGAACGCCGCGCAGCGCTCACAAGTGCACTCGGGTTCGACTTCGCTATCTCATAGGCCAAAGCCTTGAAGTCGATATTGCTGTCTGCGAGCACTTGAATTGCCTGTGCATAGATATTGCTCATGTCTTGTCTCCTGTTGGCAGCGTGAACTTCATGTGTTCCAAAGCGGCCATTTTTTTGCGTAGCGAGTTGAGCTTGCTATAGCGCATTTGCTCAGCTCTCGCGAGGGCTTGCTCAGGCGTTCGATGCCACTCTTTGCCATGTGCATACAAATAACCGCCGGCACCGTAGGAAATCATGCTGCTGTTGATCGAGTGGCACACTTCCGCATCAACAACCTCAATGCCTGTTGTGAGCGCGTATTTCGTGATCCACGCTTTGATGTGTTCGTTTGGAAGTTTGGCGCTCATGACGACAACCCCACAGCAAACACGATGCCGAACGCCGCGAACAGCGACAGGCAGCAGATAGCCAAGACGATCCGCTCGGCCAGCGTTTGCTTGCGCGGCGGGGTGTAGTGCTCAGGCAGTCGAGACGGGGCAAAGTCTGTGTCTGCGGTGTAGAGGATGCTCATGCCTTTGCCTCCCGTGCAGCCTTGCGCTCGGCTGCTCGCTTGTTGCCTTCTTCAATCTCGGAAACGTACTTGCGCTCTTTCAACCAGTCGATGACTTCATCGGCGCCGCGAAAGAACATCTTTGCTGCAACTGGCGCGCTGACAATGCCGGCCAGTTGCGCATCCATTGCGCGCACCTTGTCGTCGGTCGAGCAGACTTGCAGCCATCCAGCAAGGCAATGTGTTGTCTCGCACAGCGTTTCCTCAGCACATGTGTGGTCGCGCCAATTGCTGTTTTCATCGTGCCAGTGATTCATTTCAAGGCGTGCGGCGTTGTCCAAAATGATGGCGCGTACTTTTTCGAGGTTGGCGATGGACTGCTCGTCAGTGGCACGGTCCGCGCCGCTCAGGTCCGCGCCGCGCAGGTTCGCGCCGCTCAGGTTCGCGCCGTTCAGGTCCGCGCCGCTCAGGTCCGCGCCGCGCAGGTTCGCGCTGCTCAGGTTCGCGTCGTTCAGGTCCGCGCCGCTCAGGTCCGCGCTGCTCAGGTTCGCGCTGCGCAGGTTCGCGTCGTTCAGGTTCGCGCCGCTCAGGTCCGCGTCGTTCAGGTCCGCGCCGCTCAGGTTCGCGTCGTTCAGGTCCGCGCCGCGCAGGTCCGCGCCGCTCAGGTCCGCGCCGCGCAGGTTCGCGCTGCGCAGGTCCGCGCCGCGCAGGTTCGCGCCGCTCAGGTTCGCGCCGCGCAGGTTCGCGCCGCTCAGGTTCGCGCCGCGCAGGTTCGCGCTGCGCAGGTCCGCGGCGCGCAGGTCCGCGCCGCTCAGGTCCGCGCCGCGCAGGTTCGCGCCGCTCAGGTTCGCGCCGCTCAGGTCCGCGCCGCGCAGGTTCGCGTCGTTCAGGTCCGCGCCGCTCAGGTTCGCGCCGCTTTTGGTGGCTGCTTCCAATGCATGCCTCATGCGCAAACCACTTGCAACGGTGTCTGGCACGTCGCACTCATAGAGCGTGCGGGTTGTGTCAAAAAAGGAAACGATTTTGATGATGGTCATGATTGCGTCAAACCAAAGTTGTGCGGCGTGCTGCCGACTTCGGGAAAGGTGCGCTCATTCCTGGCTCCCCAGTTCACGGTCGCGCAGCTCGTCTTGCAGCCGATCCGTGTCGCTATCGCTTTCCGCGGAAAGCTCGCGGTCGCGCTCTTCCTCGAAGCGCAGTTCTTCGATGGCATCAGCGATGCAGCACATGGCCGTGCGGTATGAGTCGATGTGCGCGTTCTTGCGCAAAGCGCGGAAGACCTCGCCCAGCTTGATGATGCTGTCATCATCGGTCTGCTCGACGCAGCTCTCCACATCGGCGGCGATGCGCCTGATCAGATCGCGCTCGCGCTCGGCGTTGTCTTCGCGTGCGGCCACCAGGTTGTCCCAAAGGGCAGGGAAGTTCGGCGTGTTCACGCGACCTCCAATTCAGCCGGCATTGTCGGCTCGTACTCCGGCCCGAACAGCGAGTCGTACTCTTCCGCCGTCAGCTCAGACAGCGGCAACTCGGTTGCCTTGCCGACAGGCACTCGGGGTGCGGTGCTGGCGCGCTTGGGTGTCTTCGGGTCCATCTGCATCTCCTGACGCCGCGTTGTGCAGCGCATGGACGTACTTTCTGCGAACCGAATGTGCTTGTCAACCCCCTAACGCGAAATAATTTCGGTTGACAGAGCGCAGGACGTGCACCTATGCTTGCGGCATGAGAACAGTAATCAGCACATGTGAGATGCACAACGACTGGCCGCGCATAGTGGCCGATCTGCAAGCGGCAGGGAAAACTCTAAGAGAGATTGCACTCGAATGCGGATTCGCCAGCGCCAGCGGTGTGCACGACCTCAAGAGCGGAGATGCAAAGACATGTAGCTATGAGCGCGGAGTGAAGCTCATGGAGATGCACGCAAAGGCTGTGCGCAAGTTGGCGCGGGAAGCGAAGTGAAGAACTGCACCGGCTGCCAAGCATCGATGCAAGTGCAAGCGCAAGCTGTGCATGGCTGAGCAGTGCAAGCGGTGGAGAGAGAAAGCAAAGGACAAGAATTGAACTACGACGAATACGTGCAGCAAAAATTGTCGCGTGTGCCGCCAACAGGCATTAGCGCATCGGTGGCACTTCCGAAGTCGATGTTCCCGCATCAGGCCGCGCTAACCTCATGGGCTATCAAGCGTGGGCGCGCAGCCATTTTTGCAGACACAGGCCTTGGCAAGAGTCGCATGCAATTGGCATGGGCCGATGCGGTGCGCCGTCACATTGACAAGCCGGTTTTGATCTTGGCGCCGTTGGCTGTAGCGCCGCAGACGGTATCTGAAGGTTTTGATATTGGCGTTGAAGTCAAGCATTGCCGTGAAGGCTCGGAAACGGCAGGGCACTCCATTGTCATCACCAACTATGACCGGCTGCATAGGTTTGACCCTGCATCCTTTGGCGCAATCGTGCTGGATGAATCGAGCTGCATCAAGCACCACGACACGAAGACACTACGCACGCTTCTTGATGCTTTTGTTGATACTCCATTCAAGCTGTGCGCCACGGCAACTCCGGCCCCAAACGACTGGACCGAACTAGGAACGCATGCTGAGTTCTTGGGCATCTGCACGCGACAAGAGATGCTGGCGGAGTTCTTTACGCATGACGGTGGTGATACCAGCGTCTGGCGATTGAAGGGGCATGCTCGCCATATTTTCTGGCAGTGGGTCAGCACCTGGGGCGCGATGGTCAGGAAGCCATCGGACTTGGGCTTTGACGATACCGCCTACGCTTTGCCGCCACTTCACCTGCATGAACATACGGTCAAGACCGAGATGCCTCTGAACGGCATGCTCTTTGCCGCTGAAGCTCAGAGTTTGAGCGAGCGTCGAGATGCAAGAAGGATGAGCATTGAAGATCGAGTTACCGACTGTGCAGCTATCGTCAACGACACCGCCGAGCCGTGGGTGGTCTGGTGCGATCTGAATGCAGAGGGCGACGCGCTCACAAAAGCCATTGATGGCGCGGTTCAGATCGCAGGCGCTGATTCAGTTGAGGTAAAGGAAAAGCGTCTTGCAGACTTTGCCGCTGGCCGCATTCGTGTGCTGGTTAGCAAGCCTTCAATCTGCGGCTTTGGATTGAACTGGCAGCACGCATCACACATGGCGTTTGTCGGCGTCACTGATAGCTTCGAAGCGTATTACCAAGCCGTGCGCCGCTGCTGGCGATTTGGTCAAAAGCGAGACGTGCATGTGCATGTGTTCGCTTCGACGGCCGAGGGCGCCGTTGTTGCCAACTTGAAGCGCAAAGAACGAGACGCGAACGCGATGGCTGAAAGCCTCAGCGCAGAAACACGTGATGCCGTGATGCAAGAATTCACCGGCACAAAGAGAAGCACCAACATTCACAA